ATATCTTGTAGATATAGTACTAGTTCGTCAGAAATTGTCATCTCAGCAGTTAAATTTAGTCGTGCTTCCACTTGTCGTTTTACTACTTTCTTGTCTAACAATTCTGAATTTTTTACTAAGGCTAAATCTTGAACATCTCCTTCAATCTCGTAAATTGTATGATTATATGGTGTTTGTACCATATCATCAGGGTTATCTACTGTCTTTCGGATAAGTTGGGGTAACTTGAATTCATGCCATTTCCAACTCCAGTCAGATTCATCAATTAGTAAGGCACCCGTTTGGACTTGATTTCTATGAAAAGAAGTCGTCATTGGACTGCCTGGATAGACTATGTTTCTTTGAGTATTGTTATGCGCGTGTAAATCACCAGCAAAAACAGTATCAAATTTATTAAATCTATCTAAGTCTACTTCGGGCATTACATGGGGTGGTATCTCTCCACGAACATGTGTAAATAATATTGGAGCTTTAATCATTTCTATACTTCTTTTTCTATGCAAATCTGCATAAGGAAGTATAGCATAGTCTCCATACTCAGTAGTCTTATCAACGATTTCAACTAAAGGATTTAATTCATTCGTTGCTCTCTTAAGATTAGAGAAGAATGTTTTATTTTTTCTAGTTGCTTCATGATTTCCGTCATAAATTATAGTTGGTATCGTTATACCACTAATAAAGTCAAAGTATAAAGTTATCTCATCCATAGAGGGAACTCGATCAAACAAGTCCCCGCCTATGATATGCAAACTGCAGTCACTTTCTAACTGCTTTATCTGTTCAAAAAATAATTTATAGCGCGAACAAGCCCAAGCCATAGGGACATTTTTCTGCCCTAGCTTTAAGTGCCAGTCTGCTGTAAATAAGATCATGCTACGTAATCGTCTCCTGCTTGCCAGTTACATCCTGTTAGTCCGTCAGCTTTAAGAGCCTCTACAGTTCTGTAAAGTTCTTCATGACTTCTACCTGTATGTAGCGCATTAACTGATACATGTTGAATAACATTATCTGTATCTATAATAAAAGTAGCTCTATAAGGAACGTTCTCGTTTGAGACTATTCCAAGAATATTTGCTAATTCATTACCAGAATCTGCTGCAAGGATATGACTAATATCACTAATCATTTCGTTATCCTGTTTCCACGCAAGTTTACAATATTCGTTATCAGGACTAATTCCGACAACATTATCTACTATCCCTACTAAGTTATCGAATCCTTGAATTTCTGTAGGGCATATGAAGGTAAAGTCTTTTGGATAAAAGTAAATAATTGACCATTGATTGTATAAATCTTCATAGTCAAAGTCAATTATTTCATTTTCCTGATTAACTGCCTGCATATAAAATTCAGGGAACTCTTCGCCTACGCCAATCATTTTATATCAAATTCATTCGATACTTCTTCAGTAGCATTTTGAGAGTTTTGCACTCTTTTTAAAAGTTCTAACTGAGCGTCTGGAGTAGGTCTTGGTAAGACGTCATCCATTGACTTAAGTTCGGCAACTAATTCTTGTTCCCAATCTTCTAACGCTCTTGGTTTGCATTTAAGTACTTGTAATTGGTACTCAACATTAAACACCTGAGGTCCAGTCTTGATTCTTTTAAAGAAAATATCCCAACCCGCTGTGTAATCAGTAGGGTCACCTAAATCTTCCATGGCTACTAAGATTTGGTCAAAGAGTTTTCTTTTTAAATTTAAAACTTTCATTGATTTATCGCCGTAGTCAATGCATTGAGCTGCATAAGCCCAGCCGCATTTTAGATCAGGGTAAAAATCTCGAACATGATCATGTTCGACATTGTTAAAGGTCTCGCTATTTCTGTCAAAAGACAAACATTCCATGGGAATATTTTTATTGTTTTCGCCTTTTATCCAGTACACATAACGAGGAAGAAGGTCACCTACTATTCTTAAGTGGTGGTCTTCTCTGTTTGAAAAATTGTATGTTTCAATTTTGTTTTTTTGGGCAGAGCCCTTTGTTGTGTTAAAGCCTATAGCCATCGTTTTTCTCCGATTGTGTCTCCTCAAATAAGAAGTGAATTTTATCCCCTCTCAATTCGAGCAGTCTGTTGTTATTAATAATGTCCTCCGATACCGGAAGGTACAGGAGGTCTAATGTAGTGTCTCCTGATTGTTTGTACTCATGGTAGCTGCGAAATGACGCGACACCTGCATATTCGCAAACTTCTTTGTCACTATAAGTACGTCCTTTGGTGAGTAAGTCTTCTGCATTAAGTAGAAAACTAAAGCCACCGTAGTTTTGTTGATAGAATTTAAAAGTTCTATCGTGATAGTTTTTTGGGGTTATCTTGTATGTTATTATTCTAAGTATAGCTACAATGTCTATGACTTTTCCGTTGCTAGACCTTAAAATCTTTTCCCAATTATAAAATATCATAGATATTATAACAAAAAATTATCCATTTGTCAAGAACTATTTTTCTGAGGTTTTTTGCCCGCAGACTCAGCAACTTTTTTTGCATGGTCTGGGTCGATTGTAGGGTGAAGGTCAAGTTGTGCCATCTTTAGTACACTTCCACTAAATATATGGCTTCCGCAATGCATAAGTTCTACATGAGGCAAAGTAAATACTTTAAACCCTAGTTTATCTGCATTTTGACAAAACATATAATCCTCACTTAAATATCTATCTTGTTCATTAATTACACAGTCAAAATAAGCACAAATTCTTTCATCTGTCATAAATTCTGCCTCCCTTAAATGGTCTGGAGTGTACCAAAGTTCTGGGTGTTTATCTCCATACTTTTCAAAAACACTTCTTTCAATAAACATAAAACCTGTACCTGCTTCTTTCACTCTCACAGGTTCAAATACAGGAGCCCGTCCGTCAGGGTATTCTGTAGGATGTGGATTAAATACCATGTCTCCTGCAATTTGTTCTAGACTATCTGGTTCTTCATCAAACAGACCTGATTTGCAAGCCTTTACTATCTTTTCCCAAGCAATAACTTTTTTAGGATATAATGCAGTAAAGATTTTTAATTTATCTGGGTCTTCTGCTATAAGATGCATCATATATAGCGCATCTTGGGCTTTCCAAGCAATATCACTATCTATAAACCATAGATGAGTGCAATCACTTTTTAGAAAGTTAGCAACACAATAGTTTCTTGCTCTTGTAATTAAAGATTCATTAAACATGTAATATAGTTGTGCTGGTATTCCATGACTTGTCATCATAGAGATAGTATCCATCATTGATTTAGTGTACAATCCATGACACATACCACCATACATGGGAGTAGCAATCATAAACTTTAACTTTCTCATTTCTGGTAAGTTTAATGTAATTTGTTGAATTTGTGGTTCTTGGGTTGTCATAATATTTTTACTTTATATCCTTCTTTTATATAATACCCCATTCTAGCAGTTGCTTGTCTGGTGGCGGTTTTTCCTTTTAAATGAATATCTACGACTGTTGGTTGGATTTTTCCTTCCTTTTCCCGTACTATTCTTCCTATTAATTGTGTTAGTAATGGATCATTGTTTACAGGGGTTCCTAATACTAAACAGCTTAAATCATCTAATGATATTCCTTCTGAGAATATTGATTGAGTTCCAAAGAGAATATTTTTATCTCCTTTCATTTGTTTCATAGCTACATCTCTTTCTTCAAAGGGCATATCCCCTGTTATACAAATAGCTCGGTTTCCCACTAGTCTCGCACAAACTTTTAGAAATGCTACTCTATCTGAAACTACTAAAACCTTGTGTCCTAAAGCAGCGTATCTTGCTGCAATCATAGATACCGTATGAACGTATTCTTCATTATTAGCTAAATGATTAACTCTTTCAGCCCAAGGGGTATAAGAGCCATCTAGAAAACGTATGTCTGACTTAATAATATCAATTTTTGGTATCATATAGTTCTCTTTGGGTGGTTTTAGTACTGTATTCCCAAAGTAATCTCTAAAGACTACATGTCTTCCGTCTTTTCGTTCTAATGTTCCTGTCAGTCCAATCTTATATCTCGCGGGCATTTCATCTACTATTCTAGTAAAAGTAGGACTACTAACGTGATGCATCTCATCTAAAATCACAGTACCGAATCGTTGTTTTATGTCGTCCATTCGTCGGTACAAAGTTTGGATATTCCCAATAGTGATAGGACCTGAAGTATTAAACTCTCCACTACCTATCCTGCCTGGTGTAATTCCAAATGCTTTTTTTACTTCGCCTTCCCACTGATTTCTTAAGTTGGTCGTGTGCGTAACAACCAATGTTTTATTCCCGAGTTTTTTTGCGATGGATAAAGCCGTTATTGTCTTTCCCCAACTTACCCAAGCGTTAATTATAGTATTGTCAACTACTCGGTCATAGACCGCCTGCTGGCTCTCACGTAAAGTAAACGCAAATTCAGGAAATTCAACTGGACGAACAATCCTCTTATCGACTATATCGTAATTCTTTGGGATTAAATCCGTTCTTCCCATTGGTATAGAAACAATTCCTTCTCTTAAAGGTCTAATTGTTTTTATGATTATAGGAGGGTCTTGAGGCATACGCGGGGGTAACCGATAAGTTAGTTCTTCTTCAAGAACTGCTAACATATCAGCATTTCCTTCTATCTGTATTCTATTACTAAAGACTGCCTTCATCGTTGACTTCCTATATAGGCAAATATCATACATAACGCTATTAATGCTAAATATGCCATTATCTTGATAGTGTCTCTATGAAATCTAAATCATGGTCTAACCATTGGTTTCTTAAGACAGGTACATTATTATCCCATGGACTAGTCCACCCCGTTTTGTTTATTCTATTTCTAACATGCTCAGGGAGGTACTGTCTCATAACTTCTCTTACAAGAAACTTATTTGTTCCTCTAGAAAACTTTTTAGTTTGTCTAAATTTTATACTTCCTTTTATGTTTAATACATACTTAACAAAACTTTGAGTTAAAAAGGGTATTCTACTT